GACTGCGACGCCAAGGAAGCCGCGATCAAGGCTTGCACGACGGTTGAGCAGCTGATGGTCGTGGTGGCACCTGTTTCAGCAGTTTAAATATTATGATGGAGCATCACAATGGCTAAGCCACGCACACTAGCAAATACGGTATCTACTGGTGGACCGCTTGAAGACGGCGCAATTGCTGTCGGTGACGTTACCGGTTTGCAGACAGCGCTGGATGCGAAGGCTGGCGGAAATGTCAGCAGCAATATCGGATACTTGAATATCCCGATTTCTGGCTCAGCCAAAACGACCGACTACACGCTGGCTGTTGGCGACAAGGGCGAACTTGTTGAAGTTGGTTCTGGTGGATCAGTCACAGTGCCGACCTCGACGTTCGCCGCTGGCGACGCAGTGGTCATCTTCAACAACACCACCGGCACTATCACGCTAACGACCTCTGCGCCTACAGCCTATGTCGGCGGCACCAACACGGTTCGCACCAGCATCACGCTGGCTTCGCGTGGAATCTGCAATGTGCTGTTCATCAGCCCGACCCTCTGTGTGGTAACAGGGAACGTGACATGAGTGGAATTCTGATGATGTCGGTGGGCGCGTCATACGGCTACAAGCCGGTGAACACAGTCGTCCCTGCAGTGACTGGAACGGCGACAGTCGGTCAGACGCTCTCGTGCTCAACGGGCACATGGGACGCTGCGCCGCCCTCGATCACCTACACCTATCAATGGCAGCGTGGCACGACCAACATCAGCGGGGCTACTTCCAGCACCTACGTCATCCAGTCGGCAGACGCTGGCAACACGCTCCGCTGCGTGGTTACAGCCACCAATGCGGTTGGAGCAACAAGTGCGAACTCCAACAGCACTGCATCGGTCACGCAAGTGCCAGCCAACACGGTTGCGCCAGTTGTTTCTGGAACGGCCACGGTCGGACAGACTCTCTCGACTACCACCGGCTCGTGGACAGGTACGCCCACTCCAACTTACACGTACCAGTGGCAACGCAGTGGCTCGAACATTGGAGGCGCCACCGGCTCTACTTATACCTTGGTTTCTGCTGATGCTGGCGCCACGATTAGATGCGTTGTGACGGCAACAAACTCTGCTGGATCTGCAAGCGCAAACTCCAACAGCACTGCGGCGGTTGCACAGGCTCCTGCCAATACGGCCGCACCAACGATTTCAGGTACTACTCAGGTCGGAAGTACGCTTTCATCCACAACAGGAACATGGACTGGGACACCGACGCCAACGTACTCCTATCAGTGGCAGCGCAACGGATCAAATATTGGCGGAGCTACCGGTTCAACTTATGCGCTTGTTACTTCGGATGAAGGCAAAAGCATCCGCTGCGTGGTCACCGCCACAAATAGTGCTGGGTCTGTGTCGGCCAACTCAAATGCAACAGCAGCGGTGTCTGCCCCCGCATTCGGTGCTTCGTATGGTGGCGGGTACTACACCGGCAAGATCGTTGTGAGCGGTACAACCTATTACGTGATCGTTTCTCCAAAGGCGTCAGGCCTTGCCCAGAAACAGTGGAGCACAGCGGGTGGTGTAGCAGGGCCAGCTGCAACTGTCACGCTGAACAACGGCGCTGCTGCTTCGGGGTCAATGAATAGCTCAACCTATCCAGCAGCACAGTTCTGCGAAGGTTTGAGCATCAACGGCTACACAGACTGGTACTTGCCATCCCGTGACGAACTTGAGCTGTGCTACAGAAACTTAAAACCAGATACGACATCGAGCAGTACTTCTGGGCGCTCGATACCGAATTACACGTATCCTGAAGGCAATGACGTACCCGGCGATACGATGGGTATTAACCGCAATAGTAGCCCTGCCGGCTCGGCATACACATCCGGGTCACCTGTTCAGACTTCTGCGACGCTATTCCAAACAGGCAACAGCGAAGCGTTTGAGGCTACCAATCACTTGTCTAGCTCAGATGCCACAAGCAACAGCGTATGGACTCAATCTTTCAGCGCTGGCTACCAAGACTTCTACTCCAAGACCAATATCTTTCGTGTCCGCGCAGTTCGGCGCATTGCAATGTAAGGAGGCAGCGTGTTTATCAGCATCACAAACATCGACGCACAGACGGGCATTCTCTGCACAGAGGAACCGATGCGTAACGGCCCAGCAATGCCGCAGGTCAAGGGGTTTAAATTCGACTGGGCAAACGAGTCGATCTACCCGATTGATTGCGACGCGATAGGCCGGTACACGGAGACGCCGCTGTACTACGGCACATGCGACGACGACGCTGACGTAAGTCTTGTTGGAGTTGTTCGGCACAGCATTCCAGAAGCCGAATATATGCAACTCAAGCGTGATGAGTTTTACGCTCGCAAGCCTTTTGAGTCGTGGATTTTTGATGAGTCCACGCTTCAGTGGAATCCGCCGGTGTCATATCCACAAGACGGGAATGAGTACTGGTGGGACGAGGCGACCACAAGCTGGAAGCCTCTCGACACAAGCCTTTTAAAAAACCAGTGAATTGACAAAATTGTCATCCGTCATTTTTGACAAATCTAGGAAGTAATACAAAATGTCGACATCGCATCAAACTGCTGAGACAGGCGCTGCCATCATAGCTAAGGCAGCACCACCTGCCAGTGTTTCAATCGCAACCATTGCTGGTATTCAAGTCAATGAAATATTGCTATGGGCAACGCTCATCTATACAGTGTTGATGATTGGTCACAAACTTTACAGCATCTATAAAGATGTCACAAAGGACTAACGTTGCCGCTCTGGTGCTCAGTGCTGCTGCCATCATTGGCATCGTTGTTCATGAGGGATATAGCGACAATGCTTATATTCCCGTGGCTGGCGATGTACCCACAATCGGATTCGGCACAACCACAGGCGTCAAACTCGGAGACAAGATAACACCCATCAAAGCTTTAGAGAGAGCTTTGACGGACGTTAACGCCTTTGAACATGCGCTGAAAAGCTGTGTTAAAGTACCGCTGCATCAGTATGAATACGATGCTTATATTAGTTTGTCATATAATATTGGCAGCAAAGCTTTCTGTAACTCTACGCTAGTAAAGTTTCTTAACGAAGGCAATTATGAAGAAGCTTGTAAACAGATCTTGCGCTGGGACAAGTTTCGCGGTAAACCTCTGAAGGGTCTTACCATTAGACGGCAAAGCGAGTACAGACAATGTATAGGTACGCAATAGTGGCTGTGTTGGCTGTGGCGCTATGCGCTACACATTGGAAAGCCTATGTTGTCGGTAAAACAACGGTGATGTCGCAATGGCAACAAGAGAAGTTGACGCTTGCACAAGAAGCTTTGAAGGCTGAGCAAGTGGCTAGGCAGAAAGAACAACAACTTGTTGTAGCTAAAGAGAAGGCGGAGAAACAATATGTTGATGAAAAACGTAAAGCAGCTGTGGCTGCTGCTTCTGCTTCTGCTGAGCTTGACCGGTTGCGCGACGTCCTCGCCAACAACAATAGAAAAGAAAGTGCTGGTTCCTGCACCGTCCCCGGAATTAATGCAAGAGCCGGACTTGAGCAAGAGCTACTCGGACAGTGTGCAGGAACTCTTGTATCATTGGCGGCAGAAGCTGACAGATTGGAAACGGTCATCGTAGGTCTTCAAAGCTACGTCAAGAATGTATGTTTAGCTAAACCTTGAGATAGAACACATGAAACAATTTACCGCACAACAGAAAGAAATCGTAGCTCGTAAGCTTGGCTATGATGGTCCAATGCAAGGCTTTGATGAATTTCTGGCGTCTGATCCTGCGCTGTCGATGCGTTACAACTCTCTCGCTGGAAAGTTGACAGAGCGTATGGCAAAGGGTGGTTTGGTTAAAAAGTTTCAAGCTGGCGGTTTAGTTAACAGCCAAGCTATTGCTGCTGAATGGGCACGTGCTGAATCGTCTGGTGACTACAGCAAAATCGGTAGCATGATTTCGGGTATTGATCGCAATACTCTGAAGTCTACTTTTGGTTTGTCTGATGCTGATCTCAATTACGTCTACAGTCGTCCCGGTGTAGCTTCTGCACCGGCACCTACGCCAGCACCAGCACCGGCACCTACGCCAGCACCAGCACCGGCACCTACGCCAACTCCTGCACCGGCTCCCGCACCTGTCGTCAAAGAAGACGCTGTCACTCAAGCGTGGCGTGTGGCTGAAGCTACCGGTGACTATTCAAAGATTGGATCGCTCATCTCTGGTATGACACCAACTGAGTTGCGTACAAAATATGGCATTACTCAGCAGGACATTGACTACATCTATAGCCGTCCCGGTGTTGTTTCTGGAGCACCTGCACCGGCTCCTGCTCCGGCTACCTCTACACCGATAAATTACACAGGTATTGCGATGCCGTCTATGCCTCCTGCAGCACCACCCATTGATTTGCAAGGACAACTTAGTGCTTCTCCGCGCATTACAGGTATGCCTACGGTTGCTGCTCAACAAACCGCTGTTACACCTCTTATGGTTCCGCAAGCTACACAGGCTGGTGGCGCTGAACAAGCAGGTGTTGTTAACGCACAAGCTGCTCCGGGCGTAACCACCGGCACTGTTGCTGCACCGACTGCTACCGCTGCACAGGCAGCACCGGCTGTTGCTGGCGCTGTGGCTGGTATGGAAGCACAGCAAGGTGTTGTGTCTGAACAGGCTCAAGTGACGGCTGCACAGATGGCACCAACAACTACGGCGGTGTCTGGTCTTGAAGCTGCACAAGGCACTGCTGCTCAGGTCACTGGTGCTCCTACACGTACAGCACAGGCTGGTGAAATGGTTAGCGGCACTGCTGTTGATCAGGCTCGTGTTGAACAGGCACTAGCACAGCAACAAGCTGCACAAGGTGTTGTCGCTCCTGAGATGACTGTGCAGGGTCAGCTTAATCAGCTTCTGCAAAACTTCGATGCTGGTAATCCTCCACCGTGGGCTGCTGCAACAATGCGCGCTGCCACTGCACAGATGGCTGCACGTGGTTTGTCTGCCTCGTCTATGGCTGGTCAAGCCATCATTCAAGCTACTCTTGAAGCTGCTACACCGATTGCTGCTGCAGACGCTAAAGTGTTTGAGACGATGGGTCTTCAGAACCTGTCTAACCGCCAGCAAATGGCAATGCTTGTTGCACAACAACGTGCTCAGTTTCTTGGTCAAGAGTTTGATCAGACGTTCCAGACACGTGTGCTCAATGCTGCAAAGATTTCTGACATTGCTAACAAAAACTTTGACGCACAAACACAGATTGCTCTTGAGAACGCTCGTCTTGCAAACAGTATGGATCTGGCAAACTTGTCTGCAAAGAACGCTCTTGTGTTGGCAGAAGCTGCACAGATTTCACAGCTTGAGACTCAGAACCTGAGCAACCTGCAACAGGCTGCTGTTGAGAATGCTAAGGCTTTCTTGGCTATGGATATGCAGAACCTGAACAACCGTCAGCAAACTGAGTTGTTCAAGGTGCAGACCATTACCAACGCTATGCTGCAAGATGCATCGCTGCAGAATGCTGTCAACATTACCAACGCTACAAACCAACTTGATGCTGATAAGATTACGGCACAGTTGAAGTTTCAAGCTGATGCTCTTAACTTGGCTGAGCAGAATAAGATATCTCTGTCGAATGCTATGGCAGCTAACGAGTTGGCAAAGTTCAATGCACAGCAACAAAATGCTCGTGAAGAATTCAATGCTAACATGGTGAACCAGATCAACATTGCTAACGCTAAGGTGTTGGCGGAAGTGTCAATGGCAAACACTGCTGCGGTTAATGCAGCCAATGCTTTGAATGCTAAAACAGCTGTTGATTTGACATCGATTGAATATGCACAGTTGTCGCAGACCTATCGAGATATGCTTGAGATGTCGTGGAAGAGTGGCGAATCTGCTCAGGACAGGGCTACAGAACTGGCAAAGGCTACCATTAGCGCTAACGCTGGTGTTGCTGTTGCTGCTGCCAATGCTGATGCTAACGCAGCTAAAGCAATTGGTGGTGCTTCAATTGAGATCTTGAAGAACTGGGGCAGTGTTAAATCTGCCATCGGTGACGTCTGGGATTTTATTACTGGTGGTGAGGATTAATCATGAGCATGGAAAACATTGAACTCTATTACAAGAAAATCGACAGGATGTTGGCAAAGTCTAACAAGCCTGTGAAGAAAGGAAACGGATTGCTGTCACCAACAATGCAAGCTAAGACTGACAAAACACAGCGTGATGCAGATCAAATGCAAGTCATAGCTGACATTGTCGACACTATTCGACAGACACGTAAGGAGTTGATGAATGGAAAGTAAAACGTTTGGTGAAGTAGCTGCACCAGTTGCTCCCGGCATTTCGTGGACGGCTCCTGAAAAGAGTCGTCCTTGGCTTCGTCCTCCATCAGATACCGATGTTGCCACTGTTGCTAAGCAATACATGGGCGTGTTGTCTGCACCGGAAGCTGCCAATGATATCTTGGATGCTCTTGAAACTAAGACGCCCATCGCTGTCATTGCACAGACGTTCATGCTCACTGGTGTTGCTCAAGGTAAACACACTGTAGACGCTGGCATCTTGGTGATGCCTGTGATTATGGAGACGTTGAAGACCATTGCCGACATGAACGACATTGACACTGTGATGTTCCCGTCGGAACTTGATAAAGGCATCACTGTTCATCCTCGCATCATTCGCAAGATGACAGAGGAACTGATGAGTGGTGAGGCAGAGGTTGTTGAAGAAGCTGTACCGATGGAAGAGCCTGCTCCAATGGGACTGATGTCGCGTAAGAAGAAGGAAGGTGTGTAATGGGATTGTTCCTGTCTTTTCTCGGTGGTGCTGCTGAGCAATTCACTGAGACGTTGAAAGAGTCTGAGAAGACGGCAAAGGCTGAAGCTGCTCTTCGTACTAAAGCACTGTACGAAAACTATGCAGAAGTTGTTAAGAGCAATCGTAAGCTTGAGTCTGATCTGAAAGCTGACGTTGCTTTTCTGCAAGGTCTTAACCCCAACATCAGTCAAGAGCAAGTGTCTGCGTTGGTTTTCAATCGTCCTGTAATGGACATGATCAAGAAAAAAATCGAAGCTGGTGAAGTCAATCCTAAAGAGTTGGACTTTGCTACATTGACCGGCATCACTGAGCAGAACGCTAATCCGATCACAGCCACTCAACGTATTGAGTCAATGTTCAAAATTCCAAAGGCTACAGCAGCTGTTGAGACAGCTATGCCGAAAGGTTTCTTTGAAGGTGTGTCGGCTCGTCAACAGAAAGCTGCAGAAGCTCAGATGAGTGCAGCATTGGGCGTGTCGATGGAAGAGCTTCGTGGTGCCAGAGGGTTTGTTCCGACTGCTCCAAAGGTTGATGGACAAATCAATCTTGAACAATTGATGAAGAAGCCTGACTTCAAAAACATCAAGGATAACGCTCAGGTTGCGCTAGTTAATGCATTGAATACTGGTGACGAAGAAAAGATCAAAGCTGCCACTGAAAATGTGGCACGTATTGTTAGTGTTGAAGAACAGAGTCAGAACAAAGACAAGACAGAACCGCAGATTCAGTCTGAACTCATTAGTAAGATTCAAGCTGCGACAGATCCTAAAGAGAAACAACTGCTCACGAATCAGCTGCGTCAACGTCAAGTATTGGCTAAGCTTCCCGGCGAAGGTAAGTCGGATGCTGACAAAATTAGTCAGTCTAACCTTATCGTTACAGCTACGAAGATGCGCGATGCTGTGCTGACTGATATGCTGCCACCGGGTAGCTTTGTCACTGTTATTGACCCCAATACTGGTGCATCTACTTTGAACATCAAGGAACTGAAACAGCCTGAGTTGTACAAGCAAGGTGTTGAAGCTGGTCGTAGCGCAATCATCAAAGAGTTTACAAATCCGCAGACAGGTATGCCGCGCTCTGAGATGCATAAGAATGCTATGATGTCGGTTGGTATTCAGTTTGATCAGACTGGTCGTCCTGTTGGTGGTACTATGACTCCTACGCCTGAACCGGCTGCTGGTATGCCTGCTCCGAAAACTAAAGCTGAATACGACGCTATTCTTAGCGGAACACAATATCGAGATACAGACGGTAAAGTAAAAATCAAACGTTAAAGGTAAAGATCAATGGCATTCGGAATCAACGACGAAGAAGTAGTTGCACCGACAACGGGATTTGGAGCAAACGATACGGTTGTTCCTGAACCTGTCAAACCTACACCACAACAAATAGAACGTATGGCATCGTCGGAAGATCTGACGAAGCCTGCGTTTACTCCGCCTAAACAGCGCATCACAGCCATACCTAAAGCTGAGCCGGAAGTTAAGCAAGAGACTATTCCGTTTGCGGATCTGTATCAGAACAAAGACAATCTGAAAAAGATTGAAGACTATGCTACGGCACGTTTTGGTAAGACTGGACAGCGCGAGAAAGGTGAAACTGATGAGCAATATGTCAATCGCTTTGCTCGTCATATGCGCTTTATTCAGAACAATATCCAAAACTATGCACCAGAACAAGAATGGCTCAATCGTGCCAAGCCGGAAGATGTTTTAAAAGCTGGTGAAGCGTATAAGCTTTTTGAAAATGCAGAAGGTTTCCTAAGTAAGGGTGGTCAGAATCCACTACGTGCTATTGGTGATTATGCTGCTAGTATTGTTAGTGACCCTACAACTCTTGCTGGTCTTGGTGTTGGTAAACTTTTCACTGGCGCTGCTGCAAAAAAGGCAATGACAGAAGGTCTTAAGCGTACTGTGCTGTCTAAGACAGGTGCTAAAGCCATCGGTGCTCCTATGGTTGTAGAAGCTGCAACAGGAACAACGTCTGACGCCTATAGCCAACAGCGTGAACTTGCCGTCAAAGGTGCTCAAGCTAAGAAGGCTCGTGAAATGTTGCCTCAATTGTCTGAGGAACAGCAACAAGAATTTCTTCCACAAATTGAAGCGCTTGAGAAAGAAGTTGAAGAAGGTGTAGATGTTGGCAAGGCTGTATTGACTGGTGTAATCACTGCTCCACTCAGTGCTGCCATTGAAACTGCACCGCTCGTTGCTGCGTCTAGAGCGTCTACAAAGATGCTTAAGACTGGTGATCTCAACCTCAATGACATTGTCGAAGCTCGTAAGAAGCAACTTAAAATTGCAGACAAACCTACAGAACTCACAGGCAACAAAGACGCTGACAACGTAGCCGTCTCTACGACGAACATCTATGATGGTGGCGATCTGCTGGACGAGCAAGGTGCTCCGACAGCCATTGCACAGATGCAGGTGAAGAACTCTCTTGACCGACAAGCTGACGAAATTGCTGCATCGATTTGGAAACAGATGCCAGAGGCTGCACCGAAGCCCGGTGAGAAAACCTTTGAAGCTGTGCAGCGTACTCTCGATAGCTTTGACAAGCTGCCAGAACCTGTTATTACGCAGGCGCTTGCTGACGCCGGTACAGACCTGCCTAACTTCCTAGCTCGTCTTGAAGCTGGTGGTCTCGATACGGATGCACTGCAGAAGTTTTCAGCAATGTATGGTGTTTCCACCAGCGATGCTGCACGTACTCTGCAAAGCAAGTCGGTGATTAGCCGTATGCTGAACAAGCTGCGTGAAATTGATCCAGAGTCGGCAAAGGCTGTTGATGCTTTGCTGGGTAAGAAAGATCCTACGACTGGTGCGTTGGGTACGCTGAAGGGTTACATCGACCAGATTGACCGCAACATGATTACGGCCATGACAACGAACATGGCTACAGTGATGCGTAACGCTTTCGGTGTTGGTGTCAACTCCACCTACGGCGCTGTCGAAGACGGTCTTGAGTCGTTGTTGTTCAACACAGGTCGTAAGATTGCTGGTCACATGCGTGGTCAGCCGGTGACAGGTGACATTGGTCGTGGTATCAATGGTGCAATTGACGACACTGTGAACACATGGTTCTATCTTGGTCAACAAGGATTGGCTAAAGACATCACTGAAGAAGCGCTGAAGAACAACCCCATGCTGATGAGTAAACTGCTGGCAACAGCAGAAGAAATGCAGCAGTCTGATTTGATTAAGCCTGTCCGCATCCTGAATACACCAGCTGTATTGATGGACAACTATATTCGTCGTGCTGTGTTTGCTTCGTCGATTGACTATCACATGAAGCAAGTTGGTCTCAACATGCTTGACACCATTGCTGAAGGTAAGAACATTCCCATTGACGTTCTACGTAAGGGTGTCGATGATGCTCTTGAATTCACCTTTAGCAAGACACCGACAGAAGGTCTTGGTTTGGCTTTCGTTAAAGGTGTTGAAGCTGCACGTCCCATCAGCACAGTTGTATTTCCTTTTGCACGATTCCTTGCTAACGCTACGAAATGGACATGGAAGCACTACAACCCCGGCATCACTGCTGGTATGGGCGCTGCTGATCTCATCAAGGGTGTCAACATGCTTCGTCAAGGCGATGAAGCTGGTCAGGCTTTATTGCTACAGGGTTCACAGCGTATTGCACAGCAAGCCACAGGTCTTGCTACATTGTTGGCTGCATATAAGTACCGCGAAGAAAACCAAGACGTTCCTTGGAATGTGATGAAGAGCGATGATGGCACCACTGTTGACCTCAAGTACCTGTTCCCGATGAACGTACCGTTTGCATTGGCCGACTTCTATTACAAGACTGCCAACGGTAATCCTGAAGACTTCAAGACGATGGATCTTGTTGAGGCTCTGACAGGCTTTAAAGCTGTCGGCACTCAAGGTCAGATGTTGGATACAGCACGTGAAGCTGCAGCCTCTATCGCTGCAGGTTTCGGTGACGTTGACAACGACCAAGCTGCCTTGAACAAAATGTCTAGTTCATTTGGTGAATTCGCTGGCGCATGGCTTGGTCGTGCTACGGTTCCGCTCAACCAATTCAGCGACATCATCTCCGCATTTGATGCAGACGAAGCTCTGCCTCGTGACATCTTCATTGCCAAGCCGGGTGAAAAGCTGAGTGGTCTCGACATTATGGGTCGTCAGATTCAGAAAGGTATTCCGTTTGCTAAACAGGAATTGCCGCCGTCTCAAGCGGCTACTCGTGAAGAAACTGCACCGAGGGCTGGTGGTCCTCTGAAGCAGCTTACAGGTCTTGCTCTCATCCAACCAAAGAACGAAATTGAAGCTGAGATTGAACGTTTGAATATTCCGTACCAGTCTGTATTCCGTACTACAGGTGACAAGACTGTCGATGCTGAAGCTCGTAAGTTTATGGCACAGAACATCGACAAGTATGTAAAGCCTGTCATGGACAGTGAAGTTTACAAGAATGCCACACCGGAAGCTCAGTTTGCTGAGTTGAAAGACAGATTGAGTAAGCTGCAGACCACGGCAAAGAACATTGCCACTATGAAGTCTATTCAGGATTTCTATGATCGCGGTGAAGTTCCTCCGATTGAACAGAAGAAGTTCGAAGCATTGCCTCCGAAGGTTCGTCAGGCAACAATGGATCTGTATCGTAAACAGACAGGTAAGAGTCTGAATGAAGACACAGACTTCAAACGCTACGGCATTGCTTTACAGCTGGCAAAGACTGTGCAACGTGTGCCGCTGGCAGTACAAAAAGAAGAACCGGGCTTTGCTGTTGGTGGTGTTGTCGGCAAAGAACTACTGAAGAAAGCTGGAAAGAAAGCAGCAACGTCTGCCACCGATCTGCTGGCTGAGATGGAAGCTGCTGCTACAAAAGCTGCACCGACTCCTGCTCCATCTGGTGCTATCGGTCAGATGGCTGACATCTTGTCTGGTACGCCTGCACCGGCTCCTGTGACACCTGTGAAGAAGCCTAGCAAGAAGGCAGCAGCAAAGCCTCTGGAAGCTCAAACGCAGGAAGCTATACCTACCACTACACCAAAGGAAGAAATCGTTCCTGAGACGCCTGTAATTGTGGAAGCATCACCTGTTGCGCCTACCTTTACAGCCGAAGATTACAAGCTCGGTGAAGCTTTGATGCTTGAGTCGGGTTACACCCCTGACATGATGCAGAAAATGAAGAAGGCTGACTACAACAGTTACATGAATGAGGTTCATCTTTTCACAGGCACAGCCAAAGGTATCAAATACAAGGACATACCTCCTTCACCGTTTCTGAAAAAGAATGAAGTCACAGACGAAATCGAATACGATATCGAAGGTAACGAAATCTCTGTCAACGGCGTACCTGTTCAGCCAAGCACTGGTGCAAGTGAGATGATCGATGACGCATTCGAAGATGTGTTTGTTCCTGAAGTTGATACGACAAAGCTTGTGAAGGGTGCTCAAGCTGGTGACGTTGAACAAAGCGTTGACTGGATTGATCCTGAAGATTCAACACTGTCTGCGCAGCGCAAATATGTTAATCAGCGCAACAAAGTTTTGTCTGACATCAAGAACATCAGGAAATCTGAATTCTCAAAGATGCGGAAAGATCCTTCATTCGATAGCTATGATGACGAAGTGCTGGCTGTTTTGCAGGGAGACTTCAGAAAGAAATTCGATAGAGAATTTGACGTCGCTACTGACAAAGAAGCTGGCATTGTCATGGCTACTCGTTATCAGAAGAAGCTGGATGAGTTGCGTGAAATGTACAAAGACGTTCCCCCGAAAAAGCTATGGCACGGGAACGTTAGTGAGAAGATTGAGCCTGTGAAAAAGAAAGGTTTTGCAGATCCGCAGACTAGGAAGAACTTCCATGAAGAACTCTATGTTGGCGCTCCTTCATTCACTAGCGACTTGAATCTGAACATGACTGCTGAAGCATTTGGTGGAATGAATCCGTCGAATATTTTGTACACAGAGATTCCTTACGCCGAGTATGTATTTACCCGCATCAATATGAAGCCGGAAGCATACGACGTCAAAGATCTGAGTACGATTGCACAGGCGATCAACGGTTCTCCGAACGTTGCTAGAGCGGTGTCGCTTCCTCGCGCTGGTTATTTCGAAAAAGAATCGATGATGCCTGAAGCTAATAAGCTGCGACTTAGGTCTGCCGCAAAAGATGTTGAGGCAGCTATTGGTGCTGGTGGTGTCAATCCAGACTTAGCTAAAGAAACAGCTAAGACTCTTGATCGAGTTGTTAAGAGTGCGATTAAGAACAACAGCGTTACAGATGCATACACTGCTTATGGTGGTATCAGAGATTTGATGAAGCAGATTGAATCAATGTCTGGTAACGTATCCGTCAAAGGTGGACGTGGTCATCAAGTTGCAGCAACGCTTAACAACATTGCTGGTGATGCTGACAAGATGAAGCAGTATATAAAGATCGCTGATATTCTTGACCAGAACGGTGCTAAACAAAAGGCAGAGACATTGCGTGAATTCATCAAGTCTTTGAACAGCTATGGATCGTCATATGGTGGACGCGCTGCTGAAGAAGTTGAACGGATTCCGAAATTGAAATCTGTATTTGATTCAGCAAATAAACTAGCCAAAGGTGGCTTTGTATCGAAACGTCGGTAAATCTACACAAGTACCGACAAAAAGAAAGGGGGCCATAAGCCCCCTTTTCGTTTCTCATTGTAGACAATGTATCAAACTGGAAACACTTTCTTCAATTCCTCTGTAGCAATCTCCACCAGCTTCTCATCACGAAACGGATACTGATCAGGAATCTGCAGAACGTGACACTCCATGTTCTTGAGCAGGTCTTCGTGTTCATACTTTGCAACACGATAGTTACCTTCATCAACAAACACTACAGCATCGGCCCAGCGAAGATGCACTTCATCCAGCGGAATCAGCGCATACTCCGACGATGTACCTACCGCACGAGTATTGTAGCCAAAGGGTTCGTTAGAGAGTATCCATGCCAGCGTAGGGCTACGAAGCAACCCAGCGCTACAGACACACAACACTTTCTTTCTGTCGCCTTGGAAACGATTGCCGACATTAGCAATACGGTTGTAGCTCATCGTTTGATCCTGTTCAAATTGTCGAAATAAGCCCTATCCCAACCACGCTGCCATTCTTTACCAGCAACGGTATTGGCATCGTATTGGTTGCTGAGCCAGCCCCTGCTGAAGGCGTAATAGCCTTGACCATACTGAATCTTCAGCGGAGGGAATCGATCAGGCTTTTGTTGCGTCTGCATTTTCCACCTCATTAAGTTTCTTAGTTGCTTCAACATACACAGCTGCTGCTGCAAGATGTGCTGAAGAGTTGTCATCGGGAGCACTGTCAAATTCAATACGCATCTCCAGCGTATCGTTGACGTCTTCAAAAATGATGGATGCTCTACTCATGGTCGTTCCTTAAGTTGGTTGATTTTCAAGTTGTAGCAATCGCTTTTGACTACATAGCCATTGCTGGGATCGATAGTACCACGTTTCATGAACACAGCGTCAAGCATGTATTGTTGCTTTTCATACACACCCAGATACCAGCCTACAGTGAAGTCGTTCTTGACCCTGACGAAAGCGTAGTAGTCACATTGCTGCTTGGTGTTGAGGTTGGCGATGGAGCAGTCGTAGCTATCTAACGGCTTCACCGATGTCTGCTTAGTCTTGACATCAATCTTTGTACCATTGTCCAAGACTAAGTCGTAGTCATAGGTATTGTCTAGCTTTCCACCTAAGACCTGTTGCGCTATAGCTTCACCAATAAAGCCAGCGATGTTGCCTGCTCCACTGGTGATGCTATTACGTAGCTTACCCATCTCTGCCGCTTTGTCACGAGCTTCGACGAGCATTGTTGGTGTGATAGCAACCTCTATCACTTCTGCACCATTTCGAAGATCTCGGTAAAATCTCCGATGTGTAGCTTCACAAACGGTAGCAAGATGATGACACCTTCAAAGGTCAGCAACACATCTCTTCCGTCTCCGGTTTCTGCCATGTAACAGATATTTTGGTTGTATTCGATGTCAAGGCCGATACCTTGTCGTAGGTCTATGTGAATCATTGTTCGTCCTCGTAGTGGGTTTTGGCGATGATGTAGTTCTTGACCAAGCTACTGCGAACAATGTCGTCCACGGTAAACTCAAAGCGACTAAACTCTTTCATCCTGTCAGCGATTGCTAAAAATTTAGGCAGTCCAGTCTTGTCATCTTTCTTGCGTAGATCTGTCTGTCGCACATCGCCACAGAAAACAATCTTCGACGTGTGACCAACACGAGTGATGATGGTGTCAAGTTCTTCGAAGTTCATGTTCTGAAATTCGTCGACAAGCAACACAGCATTGGTGAAGGTGGTACCGCGAATGAAGCTGGTCGAAACAAATTCAACATAGCCCTGCTCTACCAATCTATCCCATGCGTCCTTGCGTTTGAAAAGATCTGCAGTGATCTGTCGATAGGGTTGGATAAACTGCTCCATCTTCTCGTTAGCATCACCGGGCAAGTAACCCATGTCCCTACTTTGCACACTGCTGCGAACAATGACAACCTTCTGATAAGGATTGCTCTTGTCCATCACCTCTTCAATGGCTTTGTATAGAGCAATGTAGCTCTTGCCTGTACCAGCAACACCATGCAAACACATGAAATAATCACCAGCTTTGTAGGCGTCAAAGAACTCTTTTTGCTTTGCAGTCTTCGGTGATATGGTGATCAGATCATCAAGACGTAGACGCAAGCTGTTTCGTTTCTCTGCGGTGTCTGTTTCAACTG